GCCACCAATAGTAAAGGTGACGTCGCGCCCAGTTATTACTGTTGTTGGCATTTTTACTCCTTAGATTGTCTGTGTGTAGTAAGTTGAAACGTTGATGTCGGCCACGAGCATAGGGCTTTGTCCTACTTCCAAAACCGTCGGCTTTTCGATTGTGCCTACAACGTATCCTGACGGCATTGCCGCAAGAATTCCAATGATGAGCTTTTCTAGATTATCCAATGATCCAGCATTGCTGTTTGAAGCAACAATGGCTGAAATGGCAAAATTAAGTTTGACTTTTACTTCGCTCTTACCAATAAGCACGACTTCGCCATAGGGTGAATCCGGGACAACTACGATTGCAGGCGGGATTGGCGACTCTGGCACGCTTGGGTAAATGTTGGCAGCTAATGACGCAAATGCATTTGCTAAAGTTGATCGGGTTTCGGCAATTGAATTTGCAGGCATTACTGCACCACGGTTTCAACGTCTAAAAATGGCTGCAATAGTGTTGAGACGCGATTGGTCAAGCTGCGACCCATTCGGTAAGGCGTAGCCGTGAAATCGACGCCTTGAATTTCGCCGCCAGCTGCAACACGTGATTGAAATACCTCGACCGATACGGCCAAGACAGCTGATTCGATTGCTGGTGAATTTGCGTAGAGATTTGCCGCAGAATAACCCGAAAGTGTAGCTGCACCATTTGGCACAATTGGGCGAATGGCCACGTCAGCATTTACCAGGCTGGCTGTAAAGTAGCGAGCACCAATGTCTTTTGAAAGTGTAAAAGTATTGCTAAAAGGCGCAGGCAGACCAGTCACAATGACTGACTGACCCTCAACAAAATAATGTGGTCGTACTGTGTAAAAATAAGCCACGTTTGTTTCAAGTTTGTATGAATCAATTGCAGATGTGTTTGCCACAAGCATGGGCAAAATTACCGCTTCTGCGGTGTTAATGATCTCATCTAAAACGCTGTCAGGATACAAGGAAACGGAAACGCCAAGCACCGTGCGCAATTGTGCGGTTGAAATGATACTTGGCATTTCCGTTCCTTTCGTTCGGCTGCGCTAGGCTCGGGAGGATACCTAGCGCATGATTAGTTTGTGGTTATGCAACCATGAAACGGTAAGAACCAGCTCCAAGCTTTGTAGCAACTGCGCCATAACCGTAGTACGCAACGTTAACCTGACCTGTTGAGATCACGTTTGTTGATAGTTGTAGACGTGGAGACTCATACCATGTGTAAGCCGTTGGGTTGACAACAATTAATGTGTTGTCGCCAAGTCCTGATCCATCTGTAAGTGCAGTTGAAACGCGAAGATTCAAACCAAGTAAGTTTCCGCGAATCGCTGTTGCAGTCAATGTTCCGCCCGCGTTTTGTGGATTGATTGTCTGCTGGAAGATTGGACGGTTTGAACTATCAACTAAGCCCATAAGTGCGCCCCACTGCTCAGGTGAAACGACAATGTTTTGAGCAAAGCCCAATGTGCCCTTGTAGATTGAAACTGCTGCGTCTGAAACAAAGTCAGCAACCAAAGCACCAGTTGTTAGTGCTGCGCGGTTGCCGCCGTCTGTACCACCGTTGATAAGTGCTGTTCCAACGGCAACGTCTGTTGCCTTTGCGTATGCGTATTCCATTTGACGGACAAGCTCATCAAAAAACGCTGGTGAGCTGCGATCTAGAATTTCTAGGCTAAATGTCTGTTGGCCAATAAACTTCTGTACATTTACTGAAACAAACGCGCTGTTCATGTCTGTGTTTGACGGTGTGCCGCCTTCGGACGCTACTGCGACTGTTGGTGCGACTGTGATCTTAGGAATTTCAAAAGTCATTCCAGCGTCAGGCAATGCGCCTGTGCTGACTGAATCGATAAATGGTCGATCTGCATTTGAAATGCCGTTAATTACTTCTGTTAGCTGACGTGTTGGTACAAGACCAGCATTGTCTGTTGTGTCTGCTGCTGCTGCAACATACAACTTTGATTGCTCGTTGCCTAGTGTTGCACGAACTGAGTGCTCTAGGTAAGTCGCCTTGTTTACGATTGGTGTGCGAACGCGCTGTGAATCTAGCGGGCTTGCAAGGGCGGCTGGCTTAGCAGCTGCCGTTACTGACTGTGCGGCTTCTACCGTCTCTGCGGTTGAAGCGTCCTTGACGGTGTCTTCCACTTCGTCTCCTTCGGTTGTTGTTGATTCAGGTTCGATTGTCGAATCTGAAATTTGGTCTTCCTCTGTTGCCGCGACTGACTCAACGCGGGCTGATCGGATTGCTGGCTCTGACGTCAATGCGACACCAGTTAATTCGCCCTTCAAAATGCGAACTGTGCCGTCGTCCATGGTCTCGTATTCGTCAAACATGACTTCAACACTAAAACCGTCGCGCAGACCTTCTTGCGCTTCAACAAGTGCGTCATTGCCAGCTGTCGTTTCAGCAATTTTAAATGTTGCGTCGATTCCTTGCTTAGTTGCATAAATCGAAAGTGTTTTGCCAATACGACGTGTGCGGTCGTGTTCAAGGTTGAGCAAAACTGATGTTGGCTCAATTGATCCTTGTGCAAACTGCACCTTACCAATTGACGCATTGCCTGTTTCTTCAAACGTTACAATGCGACCTGAAATTGTGCGGCTGTTTGAATCAGCTGCAATGATTTGCATGGGTGTGATTACTTTTTTGCTCATAGCAGCATGTCTTCTTCCTCGCGTATTTCCTGAACCGACATTGCGCCGATTCGGTTTAAGATTTCATACACTTGAGCTCTTTCCATTGGGTTGCCACGTAGGAAATCGTCAAGGTCAAATTTCACTTCGTTGCCCGCCGGGGTAAAGTCTGCAAATGACAAACGTTCTTCAATGATTGACATGTAACTACGGAAAGCAAAGTCAACCAAGTCGCGTCGCTTATCTAAAGCGTTTGCGTATGTAAATGATGATTGTTGTGAATCTGTAAAATAAGCTGGCATGTTACATGCACGGCTTAATTCTAAAGCAACATAATTGCGCGCTTCATTTAATTGCAAATTCTTTGGATCATAACCCAAAGTTTCCAAAGTAACGTCAGCGTTTAAAAATGCTGTTGATTTGTTGGCGCGTGCTGATCGCCAGGCGTTAAGCAATGCACTAATACGATCTGCGGGCAATGATGTGCCGTTTGATTTCAAAATCATTTGTGGAATCGGCTCAATGGCAAAATTCATGCTTGCTTTTTCTAAAGCTGCGGCCGCCTTGATTGTGCGACCTGCGCGGCCTAACAAACCTTCCTGGGTATTTGGAAAAACAACCAGGTTAGAAGAATCAATTGCGCTGCCGTCAATTCGGTAAGCTGTAATTTCAGTGCTGGTTCGATCCAGGGTAAAAGTTACGCGCTCAGGTGCAATGCGTTCCATTGCTCTAATTTTGCCTGTGTCTGCATAACGATCAGTGACAAAGCAATAAGCATTAGGGTGAAAGAATAAGTCCGAGATAATCCATGACCAAAACGTTACGCCTGGAATACGTGGGTCAGGTTGATTGATAACCCGTGGCTGTGTGACCTTTTCGCCAGTTGCCACGTTGCGGGTGTGCATAGGCAATGACGCAATAGTTTGAACAATGCCTAAAGCTCTGGCAATTGTTGGCACCGACATTGCTTCGGCACGGTTGGCCGTTGAAATGCCGTAGTAAAAAAAATTGTTGTTTTCTGAATAGTACGGTGCAAGATCGGCGTCGACTGTCTTTTTTTCGGCAGCCTCAACCTTTGCAGGTTTAAATAAATCCAAAAATCCCATGCCCAAATTGTGTCAGGCTTATACGATCAACCTACCATGATGTCAAGATCATTCGTTGGGCGTGTCGCAAAATGTGTAACCAATGCTGTTGCCACTGCACCGCAAACAACAGACTTTGAAGCACGGCGTCCAATAACCCAGCCACCGTCACCACGCCGCAATTGCACCGCTGACAAAACTTCATCTGTCAATTGTGACTGTCCCCTGTGTTTTAAGCGACCACTATTGATCGCCGACAACAATTCGTCACAAGCTTGTGGGTAAGCACCGTCCATGTCGAAAATTGCAATGCCAGCGGGTGCAAGGCGGGCTGCCACTGCACCGCTTGTTTTGCGTGAATACAAAACGTACTCAGTTTGGTATTTGCGAGCATAATCTGCCAAATCGTTGGCAATGGCTTTATCATCAAGCTGCAAGTCGTTTGCCCATGTGTGTAGAAGCTTGACAACAAAGTTTTCGTCACCAAGTTTTTGAGCTGCGACCAAACTTCCATGTTTTCTGTCAGGCGAAAGATCAATTGCTAGCCATGTTTGTTTGTCTGGGTCAAGATCGACGTTTTTGTCTAGGCAATTCGCCCATGACGCAGAATCGACTGCGCTGGAAATAGCTACAACCCAGCGGCACAAAACCTCAGTCATGACAACGTCGGCTGGATCATTCAAAACGCTTCGTACGTTGTCCGCGTGAATTGTTATGCCCATTGCTGGATTGCTGTGCCTTGCATTTTCAACACTTATTTCGTCAGTAGGTGCTGACCATTCAAAATAGCCAATTTCATCATCTGCACCAGCAATTTTGGCCAAAGCTCTTTCGCGAAAAGCGTTTAACACAACCGAACTGGAATCGCCCGCATTTGTGTACCCCATAACTAAAGGATTGCGCGCGGCCATAAGTGTGTATCGCAATGAAGCAAATGATTCGAGATCAGTCATTTCGCGTAATTCGTCTAGGTGAATTGTTTCTGGACGTGAAACACCGCGAGCAGCTGATCCACCAGCTTTGACCATAAAGCGCGTGCCGTGCAATGTTTCAATTTCTTCAGCACCATGTGCCCAGCGGATACGTTTGACCTGTTTTGCCAATGAATCGTTAGCTTCAATAATTGAAACTAAAGCTCTAAATTGTTCAAGTGACGTTGCCAGTCTGTGAGCTGATCCAATTTGTAGCGGTTCATTCCATAGAAAAAGCCCGCCCAAAATTCTGATTTGCTGCAAAAAACTTTTTCCGTTTTGTCTAGCCACAACGCAGACATTGATCGGCGTTGCCCAGCGGCCGTCAGGTTTTACCTTGTGGCTGTGAATCAGGAAGAATTTTTGCCATTCCATAAGCTCAACGCCGATACTTGAAGCCAAATCGATCAGCTCATGCCCTTTTGAGGGCAGATCGTTCAATGGCGTGTGGATTCTAGGCGTAGAAATGCCGAAAACGCCTTCTGTGTCCCTACCCAAAACCGTTGTGAGCCGATTTAAGGCCTCTTTGGGTAGGACGTGACCTTCTGTGACCTTCTTAGTCATTTTCGTGGCTCTTTGAGTCGTTTTGGGGCAAATTTAAACATGAAAGGGTCAGGGGTGTAGGTATGTCACTAAAAAACCTACCCCCTTTAGAATAATTGCATGTTGTGCATAAACATTGCAGATTCCACTCATCATCACCACCCCCAGCCACACGCGGAATGATGTGATCGACTGTTGTGCCCTCTGCACCGCATTGCTGGCATGTGTACTGATCGCGTTGAAGTATCCGTGACCTAATACGACGCCATTGACTTGTCGATCCATTGTTACCTAATGCACTGGCCACTAGTAAAACCCCTTGACTTTATGAAACTCCCAAGCTTTGCAGCTTGTGTCGTATCGGTGTTTGATGTAAGCAATTGTCCTATCAATCTGAGCGAATGGATCAAGCGTACTGTAATGCTTTGACCGCATTTGACCCAGTCCATAAT